GGAAATTGTGAATGTGAAGATAAGTGTGGGCCCAAGATTGATCCATTTGGATGGCCAATAAAATGAAATTTCCATTAGCACAGTTACACACAATGGTCAGAAGCAAACCTATAGTAAAAGTAAGCGGAGTTGAAGGAGAATTACAATGGAATTATTGTAATTTAGAAGGATTGCCTGGTGAAATAGTACCAGGTACTAAAACTATGCATCATATGGGAGTAATTCCAAAAGGACAATGGGATAATTTACCAGAGAAGTTTACTGCTACAGATGGTAAAGAATATAAGATAGATGATATTCATACTTTAAAACCGAGTAACTATGATACATATCAACATAAAGATGCTCGAAATGAATTAAACATCTGGGGATTTGATGATGGTGGAGAAGGTTAAATGAAAAAATTATTAATACTATTACTAATATCAATACTAACGGCTCAAGCATATACTATAGGAGATACTTTGACATTTGAAGTTAAAGGTCTTGTTTGTTCATTTTGTGCACACGGTTTAAATAAAGGTATTGGTAAAATGGATTATACCGATAAAGATAATGTATTTGTAGATATCAATAATCAAATTGTTAAGGTAGTGCTTTTAAAAGAACCTGATATTGAAAAAACTATTAAGGTAATAACAGATTCGGGATATGATATTAGTAGAATAATCTATGCAAATGAAGTGATATGGAAAAAAGAGGAATAAAATGAGTACCTATTTTTCATACAAAGTAACTGTTTTTCATAAGGAAAAATAAAATGACATTTATTATAGTAGAACCATGTGTTGGAACCTGTGATACGGCTTGTGTTGATGTATGCCCTGTAGATTGTATTCATGGTCCTTTTGATAAAGAAGGAGCAGGTGCAGAAGTACATAAAGATGGATTTAATCCTGAAGGATTACAATTATATATAGATCCAGAAGAATGTATTGATTGTGCAGCCTGCGAACCTGAATGTCCTGTTGAGGCTATCTATGCAGATGACGAAGTACCAGCAGAATGGGATAATTATATTAAAAAGAATTATGAATACTTTGGTCAAGAAGCACCGTAATGAAATTAGCATTTATTGGATTACTTGCAGCATTTTTCTCTATTATTGGATTAATACCTCAAGTATATAAAGCATATAAAACAAATCATACCCGAGATATTTCATTAAAATGGCTTATCTTATCAATGATTGCTAATGTATTATGGTTCACCTATGGTATTTCAAATATGGTGTTACCAATAATGATAACAAGTTCTTCAATATGTGTTATGACTATAGCTTTAATTTTAATGAAGACTAAAAATAAATGAAACAATCAACAATATCAAAAGATACTAAATTAGAATCTGGATACAAGTGGGGATTCGAAACTAATATTAAATCAGAAAAGATTCCTAAAGGGTTAAGTGAAAAAACTATTAGACTTATATCCAAACTAAAAGAAGAACCTAAATGGATGTTAGAATACAGACTAAAAGCTTATAGGTCTTGGATGAGAATGAAACATCCAACGTGGCATAATCTTAGAATACCTAACATAGATTTTCAAGACATAGTATACTATTCAGCACCCGGTGGACAGAATAAACCAAAGTCTATAGAAGATTTAGATCCAGAGATAATTGAAACATATAAGAAGTTAGGTATTCCATTAGCAGAGATGGGAGCTATTGAAGGTGTAGCGGTTGATGCAGTATTTGATTCCGTATCCATAGCCGTAACAGCAAGAGCCGAGTTAGAAAAACATGGTGTCATCTTTTGTTCCATATCAGAAGCAATTAGAGAATATCCTGATATGGTTAAAAAGTATATGTCAAAGGTTGTTCCAGTAAATGACAATTATTATAGTGCATTAAATAGTGCTGTGTTTAGTGATGGTACTTTTGTGTATGTACCAAAAGGTGTTAGGTGTCCATTAGAGTTATCTACATATTTTAGAATAAACGAAATGGATACAGGACAATTCGAGAGAACTTTAATCGTAGCAGATGAAGATAGTTATGTAAGTTATTTAGAAGGATGTACGGCACCTATAAGAAAGAACAATCAACTTCATGCAGCAATAGTTGAGATACATGCGTTGGATGGGGCAGAAGTAAAGTATTCTACCGTACAGAATTGGTATCCTGGTGATGAGAAAACTGGTGAAGGTGGTGTATTTAATTTTGTAACTAAACGTGGTATCTGTCATAACAGGTCAAAGATTAGTTGGAATCAAGTTGAAACTGGTTCAGCAATTACTTGGAAGTATCCAAGTTGTATATTGAAAGGTGATGATAGCCAAGGTGAGTTTTATTCCGTAGCAGTAACAAAAGGATTTCAACAAGCAGATACAGGAACTAAAATGATTCATATAGGAAAGAGAACAAAATCTACAATAGTTAGTAAAGGTATATCTGCAGGACATGGACAGAATACCTATAGAGGCGGAGTTAAAGTAATGAAGGGCGCAGACAATGGACGTAACTATACTCAATGTGATTCATTGCTTATAGGGAGTGATTGTGGAGCGCACACATTTCCTTATATTGACATTAGAAACCCAACATTTGAACAAGAACATGAAGCTTCAACATCTAGTGTAAATGAAGATCAATTATTCTACATTAGACAAAGAGGATTACCTACAGAAGAAGCTATTAAACTTATTGTTGGTGGATTTTGTAGTGATGTATTTAATAAATTACCAATGGAATTTGCTATAGAAGCAAATCTATTATTGTCTGTAAGTTTAGACGGAGCAGTAGGATAATATAAAATGATAAAAATAGAAAAGAAATTTTATGAATGGTTAAAAGGTGTTAAAAAGAAACTTATTTGGACTAATCCAGCACTAGAAGAGAAAAAATCTTTAGATAAATTAAAGATCTGTGGCTGTAAGCCAGATTGTGGCTGTAAAAAGAAAAAATAAAGTGGCAATCAAAACACCAAAATTATATCCTCATAGTAGAGGTAAAAAAGCTGTACGACAAGTTTTAACTACTAGAAGAACAACTCTTAAACAAGGTAAATGTTCTAAGGGACAACAAAGAACAGCTACTCTTATCTCATATATGTTAAAAGGAGCTGATTATGATATGGAAGTTTCCTGGGATTGGTTAACAAGTGGAGATTTTATATTAATGTATGCTGATATTTACTTTAAGAGATATAAATTAGTAGTAGAATATCACGGAGAACAACACTATAAATTTCCTAATTATTGGCACAAAACTAAGAGGGAGTTCTTGAATGGTAAAAAACGAGATAAGTTAAAGAAACAATTATTAAAAGAACACAATGTAATGTTTATTGAATGGAAATACAATGAGCCTTTTACAGAGCGTAGAGCTTTTAATAAATTAATTAGGGCTGGAGTTTCTAAACAAAATATTAGAAATCCTAGTATGCCTAAGAAAATGAATAAAAATCTTAGTAAATTATTAAAGATAGTTCCGAGATCTTTAGGAATTAGAGCTTTTTAATTTTATTTATAAGCTTACTCTGGATCCTAGAGTACCTACAGCAGCAGCATCTCCCGATTGTGTACCTTTATTATATACCCATCCAACTCGTAGATTATTACCTCGTTGATGTGTAATCTTTAATGAGGTAGTATTATATGTCCATTCTCCATCAACATTAGCATCTGTAGCATCTGTAGTATATCCATTAGGTTTGGTAGCTAATGCACTCCAAGGATTATCAGGCCATGTTCTCCGGCCACTATCCATTAGTTGTTCTATAGCATATGTTTCTAAACCTGCTTTAATAGAAGATATTATTGCATCTTCAGTCGCTTCTTCAGCCATAGTAATAGTTGACATATATCGAGGAATAGCGACAGCGGCCAATATACCTAAAATGATTGTAACCATTATTAGTTCAATAAGAGTAAATCCTTTGTTATTCATGATATTCTACGGTTGAAGTTTTCTATGAAAATTAGTAGGGCTTTCTAAATCAGCTACATATAATATTGGGGAAGCGGAACTTGTTCCTGAACCAGTACCTGCAATTACTGTATAAATATAGTGACCATCCTGAAACGGACTTTTAATACCATTGCCACCAAACTCATTTAAGAATTCTTCACCACCATTAGATATAGTAAAACTACCATCATCAGTTGGGTTCTCAGAATCATTTATAAATGAACCATCTGGTGCTGGTGCATCATCATTTGCTTCTCCAAATACGGATGCCCACTTGGATGCAGCGGAACCTTCGAAGGTACTAAATGTACCATCGTCAGCATCTACATCTACTAAAAGAAGTGTTTCGGTTGCATAGCCCCCATCATCATCAGGAACACTTTCATTGTATTTTATTTGTCCTGGAAAACGACACAGAATAAAAAATAAACATCCTTGTATT